AGAATATCAACAATTCTTGAAACAAGGGGGACTGGCAACCTTTGAGGAATATATTGAACAACAAAAAGCATACGGAAGGGACTTATTGGAAGGTGCAACCAATACTGATGAAGCCACAAGAGCGGCAGAAGACCTTGCAGATGCCACAGCAGAACTTTCAAAGAAACAAGAGGAAATCCAAAGAAGAATTGACGCAAGAACCAAGTCAACCAAAGAAGGAAACGAAGTGGATAAGGAAGCGGAGTTGAGGTTGAAGGAACTTGCCAAGGCATTTGACCAAGCACAGAAAGCATTGGGAAGGTTCACCCTTGAAGGTGAGGTTTCAGCACAAGTACTTGAAGAGGCAAACAAACTATTGGAAAAACAGAAGGAATTACTTGACGAAAGAAAGGGTATTCTTCAAGAACAAACCACCGAGGCTGAACAAGCGGCAGCACAACTTCAAAGGTTGATTGGTGGTGTTCTATTTCCAGAAGAAGGTATTGTCAATTTTGAAGATGTATTTGAAGAAATATTCAGGAATGTTGAAAAACTTGGTGGTTCAGCATCAGAACAATACGAAAACTTATTGAAGGAAGTTGAAAGATTGGGTGGTGTTGAACAAGTCAGAAACAAGATTGGTGAAGAATCCCTTGATATTCTTCAAGACTATTTCCAAACCAACATTGAACTACAAGAGTCATTGAGACAATACAATGTTGATGCGGCGGCTGCGGGACAAGAAGTGGTTGACCTAAACATTGACATAGCGAAGGTTGTCAAAGACATCAGTGATATAAGAGAAAATGCTGATGCAACATTGGAAAGAGAATCGGTGACCCAAGAGAAGATATTCAACTTGGTTGCGGGAAGACTATTCCCTCAAACTGAACTCAACAACTTGACGGACGAACAAAAGGAAACCATTGATGAAATCACCAAGTCTTTGTTGGAACAGGAAAAAATATATCAGGGTATTGATGACATCAACGCTGAACTTGAAAAGAAGACAAAAGCGGTCAAAGAGAATATTGAAGGACAGAAAGCAGGATTGGATGGTGAGTCATTCAAGAACCTTCGTCAGTTCATCATTGACAATGCGGATAGTATTGATGCGATTGAGGAAACTTTCAAGACCATCAGTGAGAATAGTGAGAACCTGACAAAGGAACAGATTGACAATATCAACACCTTGATTGAGAACATCAAAATCAACAACTTTGTTGATGATATTGACAAGGTCACTCAAAATGTGGTTCAACTATTCACCAGTGTGACGGGACAGATTTCACAACTCATAGCGGGAGCCGCATCACTTCAACTTGAACAACTGGCTTATCAAGAAGCCCAAACATTGTCAACCATTGGTGATGCCACAGAAGAGGCAAGAGCCGAAAGGTTGAAGGTTGAAGAAGAGTTTGCAAAGAAAAGGTTTGAGGTTGAAAAACAAGCAAGGTTGAGTGAATTACAATTCACCCTTGCTGACACCATCGCCAATGGTGCCGCAGCATACATATCAGCATTGGGAACACCACCACCAGCAGGTTTCATTCTTGCTCAACTTATCGGTGGTATAACAGCACAACAAGTTGGGTTGATACGAAGTCAAATTGGTTTCACAAAATCAACACAATACATTGGAAGAAGGGGTGGACTTATCAGTGGTGCCGACCATGAAAACGGTGGTGTTATGGCGTCGGGTGGATTGGTACTTGAAGGTGGTGAAGCCATCATCAACCGACAAGCGGTCAGTCAGTTCTCTGATATTCTCAATCAAGTTCAACTTTCAACAAATGGAAGACCATTGGTTGGTGATGATTCAAGGATTGTTGAAGAAATAAGAAAACAAAACCAAAGACCAATCAAGACATATGTTCTTGACCAGGATATTCAGGATACAAGAAAAATCAATTCCAAGTTGGAACAGATTTCAAGATTGTAACCTTTCACAATAATAAAAAGATATTTATCATATAACAGAATGAAGATAGTTGAACTATACATTGAAGAAGAAGACAATGAATCAGGGGTCTCTGAACTTTCATTGGTGGCTGAACCAGCGACACATTACTCGTGGTTGGTATTCAACAGCGACCAATGTAGTGGAAGTTGTCAAATCAAGAAAGATATAAAGAACGGTGAAAGTCTTGCATCATACATCCAAATGGGTGTTGATTTCAGGATTGAAGATGTGGAAATGAAGAATGAGAAGTTCTATTCCCCATTCTCAACTTCCAACAGGACTTCAAGTGAAGACAATGACAGGGAACTTGTCAGGTACTATTATGCCGTTGATACGGGAATGGGTGCAAACCTCATCAAGGAATCAAGGGAATTGTGCCGTGACTTCATCTTTGCGGGATTGGTATACAGGGACGAAGACCTGACGGATATGTCAAGACAACTATCAACCATTTCAGGTTCAAGAAACAAAATACCAAGAACACCTGGTGTGAGTGTGGATTTGAAGAATTGGAAGATGGGTAAACAATGCCGTCATATCTTCCGTAGGCTGATATTCAAGGTGCCAGAAGGAATGACCAAAGAAGAGTTTGCGTCAACCCTTCCAACATCGGCTTCACAATCATTCTCCCTTGCTTCAAGGAATGAATACCAAGATGGTGTGGCTGGTATATCAAACAGAGCGGGATACATCGCTGGTCTTGCTGGTTTCTCAAATGACAACAAACCGATGGGGTATATTCAAGGACTGATTGTATACCCAACATTCAAATCAATGATGGACACTGAACCAAAGGTATTGGGTTGGTCATTCATTGAGGTTGAAGGTCAAAGAGGTTTCATAGCAGGTATTCCTGATGAAGATTACTTTGAAGGTGTTGATGTCAAGGTGGTTGAAAGTGGAATGATTGAAGAAACATTCTATACGGACTATCCTGAATCAGCAAAAGAAGCCGCAAGGGTGGCAATCAAAAGAAATGAAGAACTTGGAAACCCTTGTGCAACCCAAGTCGGGAAGATAAGGGCACAACAAATCATCCGTGGCGAGAATCTTTCATATGAAACCATCAAGAGAACTTATTCATACCTTTCAAGAGCCAAAGAAGGATATGAGAAGGCAAAGAGTGAAGGTGACTACAATGCATGTTCGTATATTTCTTATGGACTTTGGGGTGGTGATTCAATGTTGAATTACACTGAAAGAATCATCCGTCAAGAAGAAGAAGACTTCTATGGAAACACAGGTTGTATTGGGACACTTATCACGGAAGGTGTTGGTGAGTTGGAAGCCATCAAGAAATGTTCAAGGAACAGAAGAGCACACATCACAGAACCATACTATGACCCAACTGATGACAATGAATACACATCATTTGTTGAGAATGCTGGTGGTTTCAGTGTTGGTGACTATGTGAGTTGGACATATGCTGGAAGAGGTGAAGGTGATGACAGAGCAAGAGGTCAAATTACTGATTTGAGGATTCAAGGTGAAGTCAATGTTCCTGGTACTGACTATTCACTCACAGCGACGGAAGAAAGACCTGTGGCGTTGATTGAAACCGCTGATGGAAGTGTTGTTGGTCAATACACTGACAATCTTCGTCAAATCCAAAAACCTGACAACTTCAACTATGAAGAATATCTTGAAGACAGGGAAATGGTGGATGGAATCATTGACTTGATTATTGAGGTTGATGATTTGGAAGAAAGAAAGAAGGTCGCTTATGAGGCTATTGAAACCCTGACTGGTGAAGGGGTTGCATTTGACTTGGAAGACTTCGTTCAAAGATTGGGACTACAAGGTCAAATGGTCTTTGGAAGACAAACCTTCAAGGATGATGTGAAATATGAAATCACAACAGTTGTGATGGAGCCTGACAGATACATTGTCAGAAAAGACCACTACACAGATGAACTATACTATGTAGTATTCACCAAAGACACCGTGAAGATGATGGCTCAAAAGTTCTTCAAACAGTCAAACCATAAGAACTTCAACTATGAACATTCAGACCTGAAACTCAATGGAGGGTATGTTTTTGAATCATGGCTTGTCCAGAACCCTGAAACTGACAAAGCAAGGGAACTTGGTTTCAATGTGAACAAGGGTACTTGGATGGTTTCGTTGAAATGGGATGACAAAGAAGAGTTTGAGAAATATGTTCTTTCACAAGAAACATTGGGTATAAGTTTGGAAGGGAACTTCTTATCAAGGGAGTTTGACAAACACAAACAGGAATATTCAGTGATTGGTGAAATGGATGGTGAACCAATATATTCAACAGAAGATGAAGCATTAAAAAGAGCATCGGTGATTGGTTGTAGTGGAACACATAAACACGGAGAAGGGTATATGGCTTGTCAGTCACACCCGATTCTTCAAGATGTCAAAAACTCAACTTTCGCCAGTGAGTATGATATATTTATTGAGGAAGTGAAAGACATCATAAATAAACAATAAAAAATACATCAAAATGACAAAACAAGAAGTATTTGCAGCAATCAAGAACTTGGTTTCACCAACAGAGGAAACAAGTGAAGTGAAGTTTGAAAGAGTTGCATTGGAGGGTGGTGAAGTATTCATCACAAACCAAACGGAAGATGATTTTGTTCTTGGTGATACAATCTATATTGAAACAGAAGAAGGTTTTGAGAATGCACCAGAAGGCACTCACAGACTTGAAGACGGAAGAGAAATTGTCTTGGACGAAAGTTCAGTATTGGTTGAAATCAAGGAAGAAGCAGAAGAAGTGGTTGAGGAAGAAGTTGAAGTTGAGGAAGAAGAAGTTGTTGAAGCATCAGTTGAAACAGCAAAAATTGAAGAACTGAAAACTGCCATCCATGACCTTTTGATGGCTTTTGAATCACATTCCAAAGAAATGGAAGAAAGATTCAACACATTGGAGGCTGATTACAACACCTTCAAAAAAGAAGCGGAGTATTCTCCAATAAAGAAGGACAATTCCTTCAAAAAATCATTCAGCAAACTTGACGGCAGAATCGCCACAATCAAGGAACTGAAAAATAAATAATAAAAAAAACTATACAAAAAATGGAAAAACATAACTTTTCGTTCGTAAACAATATGGCAGATTTCGTTTCAGCAAACGAAACTGAACTATTGACAAAGTTGGTGATTGGTACATCAGTTGCTGACTATGTGAGTATTTTCCCTGAGATTAAACACGCAGAGAAAGTACCAACTTTTGATACTGGTGATATTGATACATTGGTTTCAACAGGTCACTGTTCAACAACATTTGGTGACATAACTATGGCAGAAAAAACTTTGACTGTTTGTGATTACAACATTCAAAAAGGTTACTGTCCTGAATCACTTGCAAAAACAATCATGGGATTGAGAATGCAAGCTGGGAGCTACAATGAAGAAATCGGTGCAGAAGAAAGATTCATTGAAGATTTAGTTGCTAAGGCAGCAGTATTCAATGAAAGAAAGTTCTTCCAAGCGGACGCTACTGACTGTTCATTGGGAATCAACGCACAACTTGACGCAGCATCTGCTTCAACTGTGAATGTTACTTATACTGCTATGACGGCAGCAAACGCTATTTCAGTGGCTCAATCATATGTATTGAACCTTCCAGAAGCGTTGAAATACAACTCAACTGTGATGTTCTTGAACCGTTCTGACTTCCAAGCATTGATTCTTGGTTTGTTGAACGCAAATTACTACAATCCACAGTATGACCCAAGTGGTGCGGTAATCGCTCCAATGGCTGTTCAATTACCTGCAACTTCAACAATTGTTGTAAGCAGCGAGATTGGTTCGGCAAGGGCTCTTTTGACATATGGTCAAAACTTGGCTATGGGTACGGATGTCTTGACTGATTCAGCACAGGCTTCAACATGGTGGTCAAATGACAACCAAGAATACCGTCTTTCAATGAAATGGAGAATGGGTTCATTGGTATTCTTCCCTGAATTGGCAGTGAGAATATCATAAACATAGTCAAACTGACTACACGAAGACCATCAGGTTTTCACAAAAATAAATAAAAAAACAACAAATATTGATAAAATATGGGAAATTGTGTTATAGAAAGGGGTTTGACTCTTGAAAATTGTGTGAATAATATTCCAGGTGTAGAAGCACTATGGGTATTGACTACAACAGGTTCATCTATTAGCGTGAGTGGTTTGACATATGATGGTACAACAGAAGAGTTGACATCATTTGACGCGAACGCAGTCGGTGAGTTCAAGAAGATTGACCTTGTTAGAAACTCAAACGCTGTTTTGAGTGAAGAAGTGAATGTGAATGCACAGTCTTTGTCTTTCACCTTCGTACCATCTTTGCAGTTCCAGATTCCATCTTGGACGCAAGCACACACTCTTTTATACCAAGAGATTGTGAAATCAACAGAATCATACTTCATTGTGAAGTTGAAATCAGGAAAGTACTTCATGGCTTCACCGTCAGGTATGTACATTTCCACAGCGACTGTGGCATCAGGCTCACAGCCTGGTGATGATACACTTTTTGATTTGACCGTAATCGGGAATGAAACAAGAAGTTTACCAGAGATGACAGTGGCAAGTGACCTTGCTACTTATTTCGCAGGAACAAACATTTCTGTTGACAGAGAATAATAATCACAAGGGAATGGGTTTCGGCTCATTCCCTTTTTCAGCCAAAAAAAACAAGATATGCCGTTCATCAGACCAGAAGAAGAAATGAAGATGTTGATGTTGTACCATCCAAAGAGAACAGGTGCAAGGAATCCAAGAAGGGGTGATACACCTTCACCGACTCCATTACCTCCATCTGTTGAAGTATCTATTAGTCCAACGGGAACCACTCAATATGAGAATGTTGTATTGACGGCATCTACAACGGGGACTTCTCCGACATTTGTATGGACTCTGACGGACTTTTATGACACCACTGACAGTCCAGTATCATCATACACGGGAAGTGTTGTTACAGAAGGATATTTCACTTCAACGGGTTCATCCAATGTGAGTGTTGTGGTTACTTGTGATGAAGGTAGTGGTTCAACATCATCATTTGTGGTTAGTGAGTTTGACCCTGCTTCAACAAGTCCTGATTGGTGGTATGATATGAGTGATATATCAACTATGACTTTTAGAACGGGAACAAATTATGTGGAACAAGTTGATGATAAGTCGGGTAATGCCAGACATTTGGTTCAATCAACAGCGTCATATCAACCACTATATTCTGGTTCAGCAATCAACCCATCTTTATCCGCATTGACTTTCAATGGTATTGACGAACATATGAATTATGTCGGTTCAAGTATCCGTTCAATCACGGGACAAACTTATATCGGTGTGGCACAGAACAAAGACAAGAGTGCTATGCCAGGACAACCAGGAGGAGCAGGTTTGGGTGGTGCGTTATTCCGTTTTTATGACCCAACTTCAAGCAGCAATAATAGATACTTTTATAGAGACAATGACAAATGGTTGATGAACATTTACTATCAAAATCAAAAAAATGAACCCATATCAAATGTAGATGGTGGAAATGATAAAATCATCTATTTTAGAAGGGAGAACAGCACCACATTAGATGACGCTAAGGTGAATGGATATACTTTAACATCCAGTGGTTCAGCACAAGCCAGAACCTATGATGGTGGGTCTGTGTATTTCGGTTGGTATGTCTTGACAACTGATTATTGGACTAAACTATATGGAGAACATAGTGAAATGTTCCACTATCACAGAACAATCAGTGATGTAGAACAAACTAAACTTGACCGATATTTACAATACAAGTGGTTTGGAACTAAACAATATTAAAAAAATAAATAGAATATGTCACACGAAGCAGGACATTTAGGGTGGTTGAAATACACCACAGAATCAGAAGCAAATAATTTGATTAGTAGTATCAACACTTGTTTAGGATTTCCAACACCAGACGGAAAGACAACAACTTGGGCTGTTCCATCTTGTCTCCAAAATGACTATGAAGGTAGTGAAACGGAAAGTGGTTGGTTTGTAATCATCAAGGATGAGTGTTATGATTGTTTATCACAAGCAGAAAAAGATGAGGTGATAAACACATTACCATACTATATTGCCTGTGGAACACCATCACCAAACCCAAGTGGTGATACAGAGAATAATCTGTAATGTTGAACCATGATGGAAAGATTTGGGTTGATGGGACAGAGTATGAAAGATATGTTGTCAAAGAGTTGGTCTTGGATTTGCACAATCCCCGTGTTTCAGTGGTTGTCCATTACTTTGATGAAGATGAGAACAGAACATACATCAAGAAACATATCTTCAACTATGAAGGTGAAGAAATAGATGTGAATGAACTGATAAGAAAAACACACAAACTACACAAATGAGCAACAGAAGATATGTCAATTTGAGGTCAACTCAAAAGAAATGGAGAAAAGATTATTTTGGTGATTTTGAGGCACCACTTGCACTATTCCCATTACCTGTACCTGACTATTGGGAGGTTCAGGAATGTGTTGGTTCTGGTCTTGGATATATCAAGACCTTTGATGAACTCACTGTCGGTCAAGGTATTTTGATTGATGGTGACTGTTGGGAGGTATTCAGTTCATCGGGTGAAGAACCAATCACATTGGATTTCACAACGGTATATGCTGATTGTGCCACTTGTCAAGCGGCTCAACCATCACCAACGCCTACACCGACGGTCACTCCGACCATCACTCCAACGGCATCAGTCACTCCATCGGTGACGCCGACAATCACACCGACAAGAACGGTCACGCCTACATCAACACCACAACCACTCACTCCATCGGTGACCCCAACAAACACGGCTACACCATCGGTGACGCCGACAAACACAATCACTCCAACGGCATCATTGACACCGACACCATCAATCACACCGACATATACCCCGACACCGACACCAAGTCCTGTTCCACAATTCTTCATCTTGGCTGAGGATACGGATGAAATCTTGACGGAAGGTGCTGACAACTTGATTACCCAAGATGGTGATTCAGAAGCGTCGGTGAGTATGACTTCATTCCCACAAGGGGTCTTGATTGAGGTTGATGATGGGGCAACAAACTTGATTAGAAGTGAGGTGACACAAGATACTGACACTGCTAATCAAAACTATTCATCATCAGTCAATTTGGAGTTCAGTTGGACTCATATGG